GCCGGTTAAAGTCGTGTAGAACTGCATGTAGCAGCCCTGATTCGTGCCGCTCCATGCTTCGCTCGTATAGACCCAGATCGCGGCGCCAGTCGCCCACGCCGTTCCCCAACCTTGACCGCCAATGCCCATGATTCGAATGCCGGAGCCAGTGGCACTGGGTGAGCTCGCCGTGCCGCCGCAGGTTCCCTGTCGCAGGTTGATTCCGGTAGAACCCCCATAGGAGAGAATTGCCGCTGAAACATTCAGGCCACTGCCGACCACATAGAGGGCGGAATCAGCTTGAAGGGTGGCGGGAGTCGAACCAACGATGACTGGATAGGCGCTGGGCGTCGTCCCGGTGAAGGTGATGTTGCCGGTCTTCTTGGACAGGCGGAGGAGCTCGGTGGCCTGCGGCGTGAAGACGATGTCGCCGCGGTCGCTGTCCGCGATCGCCGTGTTGAAGACCCAATCTGACGAAGTCGACTGTCCCTTCATGTATGCCGTCGCGTAATTGGCGGTTCCGCCGGCATCGATGTCGCTGGTGAAGATTCCGAAGCCGACGTTCATCTTCGTCGTCCCGGTCGCCAGCGCGATGACGGAGAAGTTGTTACTGACCGGTGTCCCCGACAGCATCATCCCCTGATTGCCCGCGCCGGTCCGGTTCCCGATCCAGACGGTCGCTGCATTGCCCGTCGTCGAGTATTGCATGATCCCGACCTTGATGATGACCGGGATCGCGTTGAAGGTGTGAATTCCGGTCCAAGTCGGAACAATCGAAACGGAAAGGGCTGGAGCCCCATCGCTGCGAAGGAAAGTCGCCGCGCTTCCGTTGACGGCCGTCAAACCGACGGACGCGGACGGATTCGCGCCTGACGCAGATCCGGCCGACCAGGAAAAGGTCCCGCCCCCGGCGGAATAATAAAGGAATCCGGTCGCCAGGGCCGCAAGCTGGACGCCCTTCAATCCCGTCACGGTCAGGGCGCCCGCATTTGTGATCGAAGCATCATTGGAAAGCGCAACCGCCGTCGCGATGTTCGATCCGTTGCCGACCAAAATGTTTGCGGACGCGAGGGTCGTCGAAATGTAGGACAGGGCCGGGATGTCCGCGGCGACCAGGATCCGGAAGGTCGGCGCTGCGTCGACGCCGGTTGTCGGTCCCGCCAAGACCGTATTTTTGACCTGGGTCGAAAGCGTGAAGGTGATCGAAGGCGTCGTGGAAGGATTCGCGACATTCGAAGTAAAAAGCGGCGACAGGTCCCCGCAACTGACAGTCGTCACGGTCCCGGATCCGGCTCCGGCGGCGATCCAGGACCGGACGCCCAAGGTCGTCGACGAAAGGACGTAACCGTTCACGGCCGGATTCCCCAGGGCCGGTTCGTAAGCAAGGGCGGGAATATCGCCCGCCTGCAGCGTATCCCAGGCGGGGGCGGTCGCAACCCCGCCGACGCCGACGCTGCGAAGGAATTTCCGGGTCGTCGTCGTTTCCCCGGCAAGGCGGGTCGCGATCCCGTTCGTCCCGCCGTAAAGGACATCGCCCAGGGCCGTCATCGCGACGTAAGCCGAACCCAGGCGGAAGTCGATCACGGCCCCCGGCTTGGAGACGATGTTCACGCCCGACGGGACGTTGAACGAGTCGATCAGATCCAGCGTCGCCGCGTTGATCGTCAGGGCGTTGACGGACGGGGTCGGGGGCGTCGGTTGGGACATGGCCTAAAGACCGCGTGAGTCGCGGCCCTTCGATCAGTTGATGACGAACCCGGTCCCGAACGAAATCCTTTCGGATCCGGGCGTTCCGGACGCGCTAATCGCCTGCCATTTGCTCTGTGTGTGGTTCCAGATGACCGGATAACCCTGATAAACGACGCGGAGCAATTCCCAGACCAGTTGATTCGTGACCCCGTTGTAATCCGCGGGCCGGACGATCCAGGGGACATTTTGCGCGTCGGTGCCCGCCCGCAGGCGGTAGGTCAGGACCAGGGGACCGGCTTCGACGACTTCGATCATCGCCCCGGCCTGATAGGTCCCGTCGGAAGTGGGGAGTCCGTCCAGCTTGGTCGCCCCGCCCCCGGTCAGGCCCGTCACGCCCAGGCCGTTGCCGTTGACGACGGCGTCCAGGCGGAAGACCGAAGGCGTGACCGTGCCCCCGCTTCCGGCCGTGTTCGAATACAGGACGACCTTCCAGTTCGATCCGTCCGATTCCAGGACGACGGTGTCGCCCTGGGCGGTCAGCGAATAGGTCGCCGGACTGGTCGTCACGGTGTAGGCCGAAGTGTCGGTTTTCTTCACGGCGACCAGGAACCCGGCGCCCGCGGTCGCGGCGGCGGGAAGGGTCGCGACGACGGCCCCGCCCGCGGCGCTGACCATGAACAGGGTCCCCTCTTCGGTCGGATCGATGACGAACGCGGCCGACTTGTTCGCAAGCTGCGAAAAGAGGGTCGCCAGGTTGATCTTCGCCGCCAGGGTCGACGCGAGCCCCGCGAGATTGCCGAGCTTGGTCAGGAGGGGCGAATCGTCCGCGAGGATGATCCAGGCCGATCCGGTGAAGCCCGCGATGACTTCGAAGGGGCTGCCGGTGTCGTCGGTCGTGATGGTCTTCAGGAGCGTCCCGCCGGTCGTCGCGTTGTAAATCTTGAAGACCAGGCCCGCGGTTGCGGGCGGGTTGATCGACAGGCGGATCAGGGCCCCGGCCGCGGGCGCCTGGGACGTCAACAGGGACAGGTTGTAGGTCCCGGCCCCGCCGGAAGGTGTGACGACCGCGGAATGATAGCGCGACGTCGCGGGCGGCGAAATGTTCGTGTCGCCGGGGACCGCGGGTGCGGCGGTTTGCCAGGTGAAATTGTTCAGGCCCAGGATCGCGGCCTGCAGTTGCGCCAGGGTCGCCAGGACCGGCGCCTGGGCGCCCGCGAAGGCGGACGGGTTGATGATCGTGTCGTAAATCTTGACGTTGCCTTCGAAGTAGGTTGCGGCGTCGCCGGAAGGATCCGTCACTTCGACTTCGAACAGTTGGGTCATGAACGCGGCGGGCCGCGCGGCGATCAGGGCTTCCAGGGCCGCGATCGTGTTCAGCGACAGGGTCCCGGTCCAACCGTGCGAGATCGTCGTGAAGCTGTCCGAAAAGATGATCGGGTTTTGCGTCAGGCTCAAAAGCTGGACGCAATCGACCGGCGGGGAAACGCTGCCCGCGGTTGTGATGGAGACTTCGACCGTCGAATCCGGCGTCAGGAGGCTGAAGTCGGCCGTGATCGCGGCTTGCGGGGCGTCCGCCAGGGCCCCGGTGAATTCGACGATGTAGTATTCGCCCGGGACGCCGGTCACTTTGCAGTTGCCCGCCCCGATCGACGTCAATCCCTGCAACGCGGCTTGGACAGTCGCCAGGGGCGCATTGTATGCCAGGTTGCCGGTCGTGTAACCGCCGAAGGAAAGGGTAAAGGTCCCGCCGGTCGGGAACCCGAATTCGCCGATCGCGAGGGAAGGCTGATAGCTGGCATCGCCCGAAAAGGAAGCATAACCGCCCAGGCCATCGACGAAGTAAAGGTCGAAGGCCCGCGTGTCGCCAATGACGAGCTCCGGCAGGGCGACCGGCGTCATGTCGGTCAGGGAGCGAACCAGGGCCGCGGCGAGGCTTTGCGCGGCCGTGTTGATGAAAAGTTGCGTGTTCATGGGAAAACCGGATCAGGCGGGGGCGGCGTAGCAGTAGGCGGCTTGAATTTCCATTCCACTGACAAGCGGAACGTCCACCCAGGGGGTCGTTTCGGTGTCGCTTGTCGCGGTGAAGCTGATGACCTGTTGGCCGTAGGAACCCCAGGGATCGGCCGACCCGACGACCCGGCCCTGGAAGACGATGTAACCGATATAATCCGCCCCCGGCGTCAATTTGCTGAAGATGCCCTGGGCCCGCGACTTCTTCACGCCGAAACAATTTTCCCCGGGGTTGCGGTTCTGGATCGCCGACACGCACCCCGCCCCCGACCAGGCGGCTGACGCGAAGGCCCGCGTGATCGCGGCGGCGATCGTGTCTTCTTCCGACAGGGCGTCGGTCATCGATCCGGACAGCTTCGCCGAGGAACTTCCGCCGGTCTGAACACAGACGTTCGTCCCGGCGATCGTCCGTTGGGTCGCTTCGACCGTGACCGTGTCGAAGCCCGCGTAGTCGGCTTCATCGGGCTTCCCGGCCGGAACCCCATTGATCAGGCGTTGCGAAGTATCGACTTCCGAAAGCACGCAACCCGGCAGGGTGTATTCGCCCGCATAGGCCCAGAGGTCGGATGTTTCGGTCAGCCAAGATTCCGTGATGTAGGCGGTCGCCGCGTAGGTTTCGAACCCGACGTCAATCGGGACGTCCTGTTGATCGATCAAGAGGGTTCCGGCGTTGTCGGTCGTGCCGGTGACGATGATCGTTTTCCAGAAGGCGAAGGATCCGATCCCGAAGGACCGGCGCCAAAGGTCGACCGAAACATTATAAACCGTGTTGGCGGAAAGGCCGGTCTGGTTGATCTGGAATTGCGCTTCCTGATAAACGAAGGTGAAGCCGGACGTCCGCTGTTCGTAACGCGACAGGCAACAGGCCGAGGGGATGCAGGTCCCGCCCGATCCGTCGCCGGTCACGGTCCATCCGGACCAGGTCCCGCCCCCGCCCGCCAGCAACCGGTTGATCGCGTCGGTTTCGGTATCCTCGTCGGATAGGTCGATCTTCTCGTTGGTCGAGATACGCGACCAAACGATGCCATGGTGGAGGCATTGACCGATGATGTATTCCGTCTGATTAGTTTGGGTCTGGTTAACGCCAAACTGTTCAGTGGGGATGATGTTGTAGGTACAATCAAAGGTCGTCAACACAGTCACGGCCGGACAAAATCCCAAGTCCTGATGGACGACGTTGCTGCCGGTGCTCATCAAGGCACCGGTCATCTTGTCATACTGGCAGACCATCGTGAACACGTGGTCATCCGAGCCTGCCTCAGGGCTGCCGTTGGCGCAGTCGATCTCTGAATTGAAGTTGCACCGGAGGTGGCCGCCGCTGAAAGTTTTCGTGCGATACTTCTTCGGGGGCGATGACGCGATAAATTCATCGAACCCGATCAACGATGCCGTACCCCCGCGGGTCCGGCAGGACATCCCGACCGGGACGATGGTTCCGCCCGCGCAAGTCGCATTCGCGAATTCATGTCGCAGGAACGACCCGGACTTGATCCGTTTCCGATAAAACCGGGCCGGAAAACTGGGCACGAATTCGGGCCAACCGCACAGACACGCCTGGGCCGATTGGGACTGACAGTTCAGGGCCCCGTTCTTCCGGCCGCAACATCCCGGACAGGGACCCGTGTTGACCTTGATCGTCATCGGGGGCGCCCGGTCAAATGCCGGGGAAGTTGATCGTGATCGAAATCGATCCGTCCGGATTGCAGGTCGCCGACACGCTGGCGCCCTTCAGGGCGTTCAGGAGTTGGGCGATCTGGGTGTTCGCGTTCGTCAGTTGCGATTCCAGGTTCTTCAGGCGGTTTTCGACGTCGCCCGCGTAGGAGGAGAAATCGAAGACGATGTTCCGTTCGCCGACGTTGATCTTGCCGAATCCCCCGGGCGTGACCTGGGCCGCGATCAGGGCGTTCAACAGGAAGACGATCTGGTTGAAGTAGGCCGTTTCCATCGGCGACGGCGTCGCGCCCTTCTCCAGTGGCTTGATCGGGACCATTTCGTCAGTAGGGGGCGATGACTTCGACCGTTTCGGTTTCCCAGATCGGCCCCATCCAGCGCCGGGAACCCATCAAAACGATCCAGGGATAAAACATGAACATCGGGGAGGTTTGGCCCTGGTACACGTAGCGGGGTTCGGTCTGGTTGCCCAGGATCGGGACGTTGCCGACCGGGACGAATACTTCGCCCAGGAAATCGACTTCCTGCCCCTGGTAGGTGATCTTCGAAAGCTGCGTCGAAAGCGCGAGCGGCGGGCCAAGCGTGTATTGATAGATGACCAGCGCCAGGACCAGGCGGTTGACCGGCGGGGCGACCCCGTATTTGTTCCAGCCGATCGGCATTCCGGTAAGCTGCGAATAGTAGGTCGCGGACTGTCCGGGGAAGGTGAAGGAAATCAGGCGCCGTTCCAGGCGGGTCGAAGGGACTTGCGCATAGACGCGATGGAACTTCAGGATCGGCCCTTCGGCGCTGTCGGAAACCTCGTTGATCAGGTAGCAGCCCTTATAGACCGAATCCGGCGTCATTTGCGGGATCGGCTTGTAAGCCGTCTTCAGAACCGCATAACGGCGGGTCAGGATCAGCGAATAAGTGATTTCGTCGACGGTGAAGGTCGGCGACCCCTCGATTTCGACCGGGTTGTCGAAGTTGCCGTCGATCACGATTGCGGGAAGGTTGGACATGGGTCAGAGTTCGCCTGCGGTCACTGGGCGACGAACTTTCCTTTGAAGATGGTCCCCAGTTCGATCAGGATCTTGTTCGATTCCTCGAGTTTCTTCACGATCTGCTCGAACGGCATTTCGTTGGACTTGATGCCGCCGGACTTGACTAGGTCGGACCGGATCTGATCGGCCTGTTCGAACAACGCCTTTGCTTCGTCCCGCTGACCGGCCGTCCGCTTTTCCTCGGCCTGCCGCTGCAGGTCCAGGGCTTTGCGGGCCTGTTCCGCCTGGGCGCCCGTTTCGACCGACACGCCCGGGGCGAACTTTCCCAGGCCCGCCAGTTCGGTCAGCGCCAGGTTTGCGCGATCCGCCTTCGCCTGCTCCAGCGCCGCGGTCGCGGTCTTCTTGGATTGTTCCGCCTTGAGGATCTGTTCGCGGTAGCCCAGTTCGACTTTGGTCTTTTCGTTGATCAACTGTTGCTGCAGGACCTTGTCCTTCGCGGCATCGGCGATCGCCTTGTCCAGTCGGAGCAGGTCCGCCTTGATCAGGCCCGCCTTCTTGTCGTCGGCGGCGGCTTCGACCTGATACTTGCGGATCATTTCGTTGCGCTGTTCCTGCAGGGCCGCGATTTCCTTCTGTTGTTCCTTTTCGAAAGCGAGTTGGGCGGCTTCCTGTTCGCCCATCTTCAGGCGGATCCCCTCCAGTTGCTTCCGCTTTTCCTCATATTCGACCGAACCCTTTCCAAACTGATTTTGTTCGGCCATGACCGCGACGTACCGCTTCAACAGATAGTCGATCGCTTCGTTGTGCTTCAGGTGGCTGACCGCGATGTCGTCCTGTTTTTCAGCCAGGGCGATCTGCTTCTTGCGTTCCTCGGTGAGATTTTCCTGAAGCTTCGCTTCGGCCTCGAGGGTCTTGACGGTGCGTTCTTCCGTGTCCGCGAGCTTTTCGGCATCGGTCCGGCCGATCCCGAACATGCGCAACATCCCCTCGATCGCGCCCCCGGCGGGAAGCACGGCGCCCGCGACCGACGCGACGACTTCGCCCGTCGCCCCGCCGGTCGGCTTCACTTCCATCGCGTGGCCGAGCTCCTTCTGCAGATGGGCCGTCAGGCGGGCCCCGCCCAGGTGCGATTCGATCTTCTTTTCGATCAGTTCGCTTTCCCGGTCGGCGATTTCGCCCGCCTTCTGCCAGCCTTCCTTCGATCCGCCCGCGATCGCCCCGGCGATCGTGTTCGCGATCTTGTCCATGTTCAGGCCCAGGGCCGCGAACAGGCCCAGGAAGGCGTGACGCAGGCCGAAGGACCGTTCCATCGCGCGGCCGAACTTCTGTCCGGTCACGCTGCCGCCGGACTCCGCGTCCTTCGCGGTCCCCCGGACGAATTCCTGGAATGACCCGCTGGCGGTCTGGAGTCCCTTCTTGTAATCGGAGGAATCCAGGCCCAGGCGACCGGTGATGGAGGAAGTAAAGGCCATGTTCTAAGGATCAGTTGTTCACGGCCGGAGTTGCGGACCGGGCGTTGACCTTCGCAAGCCATTCCGCGCGGAGTTTCATCGCGGCGTCGCACTTCTGCCGGTAATGCGAATCGCGCTTTTCGAAGATCCGGTTCAGGTATTGCCACAGGCGCCGGAAGGGAAGGTCCAGGATGACGTCTTCGGTCCAATGATATTCGGACGCGAAGACATGGACGACGACCGACGGCCAAACCGCGATCGTGTCTTCGCCGCCCCGCCGGATGTTCGGCATCGGCGCATAATTCTTTTTCAGGTAGGTCCGGACCTGGACGACCGCGGGTCCGTAATCGACCCGCCGATAAAAGCGGCGAAGGAACCGGCGGCGCCGCCGGAAATTGAACCGGTCGAAGGCCTGGGAAATCCGCCAAAGGAACATGCCCAGGTGTTCGACCCGCGGGGCTTCGACTTCGCGAAGCAGATCGTTTTCGACCCCGTCCAACTCCAGGAACATTCTAGGCGTGAACGGCCGGACTTCAATCCCGCAAATAGGGGCTTCGATCCCGGTGAACGCTTCCAGTTGCTCGTCGCGAAAGGCTTCTTCTGCTTCGCGAAGACCGGGGATCAGGTCGTAAAGTGTCCCGGTCATGGGCGGGGGGCCCGCGACGTCAGTTCAGTTTCAGGGCAAAACTGATATTGACGTAAGCGTAGGCGCCTTGGGTGTAGGCTTCGCCGACTTCAGTCAGGATCCAGGTCGCGGTTTCCAGGGTCATCGTCTGACTCCGGGTCGGGATCGCCGTGTTCGATGCGGCCAATTGAAGCTTGGCGGTCCCGGTGTCGACGTCAGGGATGATGGTCTGACCGATCGGAACCCCGTTCGCGTCCTTGATCACCGGGCGGGTCGTCGGCCGCGTGATCGTGATGTCTTCGGCGATGTAGGTGACATTGTTGATCGTGACCGGCGACGCCGGAACGCCGAAAACCTGGGTGCCGTCCGAATAGATTGCGGGGAGTGACATGGGATTCCTTCTTTTGTCAGTTGTCCACTGTGGCGGTCTGCGGGAAGGGGCCTAGGGGGGCGGGATCGGGGCGGGCCAAGCCGAATCCCGGATGACAAACTTCATCGCGAAATGCAGTTCGGACCGGTCCAGTTCCTTTTCGTCCGTCGTCTGGGGCGTCCCGCCCGCGGGAAGGAATTCGACGATCTGGACCCAGGGCATGTTGACCTGGTTGATCAGGTTTGCTGACGGGGAAAAGAGGTAGCGGACCAAGCCCCGGAAGGGGCCGTGTTTCGGGGCGTCTGCCAGCTTCCGGCCGGTGACGACCTGGGCGATCATGAGTCCTTCGAAATCCTTCGGGACCTGGCGGGGCGGAATCCCCTGGACGATCCGCTGCATTCCGCAGGAACCCGTCACGAACCGCAGGACGACGGCCGGGGTCATGATTTCGTTCGGGTCCCTCGAGGGGTAGACGTTCGCGATCCCGTTCGCCTTCAGAATGGCGGCGAAGGCGGTTTCGATCGGCGTTTCGAAGTCGTAAAGGGTCGAGAAGTCGGGGGCCGGGGGTGGGGTTGGCATCGGGGGATTGGATTCGGGACGGGAAGGGGTCTTCTGACTGGCAGATTCGGTCCAGGCGGGGTTGCGGGTCAGCCCATCGTCACCCACAGGTCGCGGAAAACCCCGGGAACCGCCTGGCGACCGTTTCCATCGATTGAAAGACGCCCTTTGACAGACTGGTCGCGAAGTATTTCACGCGGCCCATGATGACCCGTTCCAACAGGGCGTCGAAGTGAATCCGGGTTCCGAACGGCAGGTTATTGATCAGGGTGACGAAGAAGCGTTCGGCTGACTTTTCCTTCGCCGCCTGTCCGTTCAGGTAAAACTTCCCGCGGGAATTCGTCGCCCGTCGCGCCTGGGCGATCTGGTTCGGCGAAAGCGATCCCCCGCCCGGGACCGTCTCGAGGGGAATCCCCAGGCGGTCGGCGATCTGGACCCAGGACTGTCGCGCGAGTCCGGCCGACTGGCGCCCCAGGGTCATCAGGCGTTTTGCCGTGTTCCGGTAGTCGGCCAAGGTCTGTTGATAGGACCGCCAGTCATCGTTGCGCCAGTGGTAGGGGACGGCGGGTCCGATCAGGTTTCCAGGGCCCCGCAACATGCGGAACGTATCCGTTCGACCGCGCGGACCGCGGCTTCGGGCCCAGACGCGACCTTCCGGACCGCGCAACCCGGCGTTGACCGTGATGTCGCCCTTCGTCAGGCCCAGGTCCCGGATCGCGGTCAGGCGGGACCGAAGGTCGGTCTTCGCCGGTTTCGCGACCGGGGACCGCGCGGCGCAGGTCTTCAGGATCACGCCCGCTTCGGCGATAACGATCTGTTCGCGAGGGAAGCCCGTCAGGGATCCCAGGGCGTTGATCACGGCGCCCATGTTCTTTTCGGCTTCGGCCATGTTCAGGACGGGCTTCATTTCGAAATCTTCTTCAGAACCAGGACGACCGACGACTGGTCGACCTTCCGACCGCGGATCGAATAGGTGTCGACGCCGAAGACCAGTTGCCCGCCTTCCGGCGGAAGGGCCCCTTCGAACTGGTCGATCGGGGCGACGCAGATCATGTCCGCTTCGTCCAGGTATCCGGCCAACTCCATCAGAAGTTTTTCGTCGGCCTGGGAAAAAACCCCGGTGAAGGTCCGGTTTTGAAAGCTGAAGTCCTGACCGATGACCGCTTGCGCGTCATGCGACCCCGCCAGCAGCATTTCGTGAAGATCATTCATTCGCTTGGTCGGAAGAAAAAGCCCCGCCCCGGCGAGGGCCGAAGGCGGGGCTGCTCATGAAACAAAGAGAGGGAACCCTTACGGGGTGTAGTTCGTGTCGATCAGCGTCCCGCAACGGGAATTCGTGATCCCCTCGAGGGTCGTGTGCAGGGCCCGGATCACGTTCGATTTGCGGGGCTCGTCGCGGTAGGACTGGATGTTGAACAGGGGACCTTCCTTTTCCCACCAGAAGGTTCGGCCGATTCCGCCCGCCAGAAGTTGTCCTTCCATGCAGGAGAAAACGCCGACTTCGGTCGTGGGCCACATCAGGTTGATGACGTCGTTCTTGCCGGGTTCGGACTGGTTGACGTAGCCGTCGGCGATCAGGACCGACTTGATGCCATGGGGTTCGAACGCCATCTGGATCGTCCCGGCCGTCACGCGGGCGCCCGGGTTCACCGAACCGGCGACGAAGGACTTCATGTCCGGCGTGATCCGGATCCGGTCGAAGACCGGCCCGGGGAAGACCAGCGTGTTCGCCCGCTCGCCCAGTCCCTTGACCCGGCGGATCGCCGCCAGGATGTCTTCGACGGCCGTGATCGTCGCAAGGTTGGCGTGCGTGTAGGCGACCAGGGCCGCGACATGCGTGAAAGTGCTCTGGTTGAAGACCGTCGCGGCGACGTCCAGTTCGACGCCCCGGCGAAGGCGGTTCGTGCATTCCTTCGCGTAGACCTGTTCGAACGCGAAATAATCATCATAGATGAGGGCCTGTTCGTCCGGGATCTGCAGTTCTTCAGCGACCTGTTCCAGGACCAGGGCCGCGTCGCTGACAGCGGATTGCCAGCGATCAAACAGGGCCCCGGGCTTGCGGTGCTTGCCGGTCGCCCGCATGGAATCGCCCATCGCGACCGTGATCTTCGGAACGTGTCCGGTCGGGAGCTTGAGGGGGGCCGGGGGAAGGACCTTAAGCCCGATGAACATTTCGTCGAGAGTGATCGACTCCATGATGACGTCGGTCAATTCCTGGCGGGGCTGCGCTACGGTGTTTTGATAGATCATGGCGGAAGGGGTTGGATTTTTCGGTTCGGGTCCCCGGGGTCAGGCGGTTCCGGCAAGCGGACAATAGACGAAGACGTTGCCCGCGGTCGCGGCGAGAACGCATTTGCCCTGCAGGACGGCGCCGCTGCCGGTCGACTTCGAACAGGCCCCGCCCGCGGCCGAATAGACCAAGTCGCCGACGTCGATGATTTCGGTCGCGTTGCCGAACTGGGTTCCCCCGGCGTTCGTGAACTTGACCGTTCCCCAGGCGCCCGCGACGATCGGTTGCATCGCGACGCAATCCGCAGCCTCGGCGATGCCGCAAACCTGCAGCATCGGCTGACCGTCGGCGGCGGGACCCGCGACGAATTTGCATCGCGAGTAAATCGGGATGTCAGCCTGACCGGGGTCGGCCTGGAATGACCCGTAAGGGCCATCAGTGATTTCTTTGTTGAAGTAAGCGGACATGACGTTCGGGGGTTGATTGAAGGGGTCAGGGTTTCGGTTCGATCAAAGGGTCGTGGGGATCAGGAAGCTTTCGGCCAGATCCCGAGCTTTTCCTGATGCAGCCGGTAGGCGTCCGGATTTTCCCGCTGGACCGTTTCATGAGCCTGGGACGCGGACATCTTCGCGTTTTCCTTCCGCTTGTCGGCGACCAGGGTCAGGTAATCCTTCGGTCGGTCGACCTGGCGACCGGTCGGATCGGCGGCAGAGTCGGCCGACGGGCCCGTTCCGGGGGCGCCGGATCCGGGTTGACCGCCCGGTTTCATTCCCAGGGCCGCGGACGTCTTCTTCAATTCCATGAAGTCGGTCCGCAGGGCCGCAAGTCCTTCGGTCAACTTCGTGATCGAAGCTTCCATCCCGGAAGGATTCTTGGCTTCGGGCGGGGTCGTTTCATCGCCCTTCTTGGGCGGGGCGACGATCCCGGCGAGGGTCTTGTGCGACGCCTCGAGCGCCGCGTGCTTGGAAAGAAGGTCCCTGTGGGCCTCGAGAAGTGATTTGTGCGACGCCTCGAGTTCGGCGTGCTTGGCTTCCAGTCCGTCGCAACGACCCGTCAGGGTCTTGATCGCGGCTTCCATTGCTTCGGGACCCTGGGGGGGATTCTTGATTGGATCGGCCATAGGAGGGGGCGGGTTTCTATCTGTTGGAACGTTGTCCACTCGCCCGCGATTCAGGAACATCCCGGCGGGCGTGATCGCACCTTCATCAACGATGTCCACAGCGCCGATTTCGCTGATCCGCATGAACGCGCGGTCGCCGCGGATTTCGAAGGTCGGCAGGAAGTCGATCGACATCCCGATCATGTCGGGGGTCTTGACCGCGGCTTCCAGGACGATGTCGCGGGCGGCGAAGCTTTCAAACAGGTGAAGATCGCCGACGACCCGATCGTCGACCTGGCGGGGGTTTTCCGTCCATCCGGCCCTTGCTTCGATCGCGTCATTGTGATCGACGCGGCTTTTCGCGCGGCCCCCGATGTCCTGGAAGGCGCCCATCAGCGTCCGCAAGGTTTCGGCGTCGGTCCAGACCGGAAGTTTCCGGACCGCCTTGGTCGGATCCTTGACGATCTGACCATTCGCGTCGACGAAAACGAACTTGCCCACGGCCGGGACGCCCGCCTTCGCGATCGTCACTTCGTAAATGACCCCGCTTGCGGCATCGACCCGACCCGCGGCCAACTGGACCTTGAAATCAAAACTCATCACTTACCGCGGGCCTGTCCACCTATTAGGCGACGACGTCGGCGGTTTCTCCGCCCGGGACCGCGGCGCCTTCGCCGCCCCCGAATCCGCCCCCGGCGCCGCCCCCGCCCCCGCGTTGATTCGGGAACTTTTTGACCAGGAACGGAAGGACGATTTCGATCGGGACGCCGGTTTCCTTGGAAACGTCCTGGGCGTCCTTGATGATCGCGGTCGCGTTCATCTTGATCGCGGCCCGGATGTCCGGCATGTTGCGGGCGTTGTCGGCCGCGTGTTCGTCCGGCGACATCAGGCCCGCGTCGATCAGTTTGATGTCGGCGTCGGTTTCGCGGCCGTAGTCGACCGAAATGGTCCGGCCCAGGTGCCAGGTCCCGCGGAAGCGTTCCTGGGAATCCGACAGGTTCCCGAAACCGTCCAGGTTCAGGAAACCGGTGTTGATCCCCTTTTGGATCAGGCGGTTTTTAAAGGGGTTCAACAGGACCCGCTTCAGTTGCCGTTTTTCCTCGTCGAAGGTTCGTTCCGCCTTCGAAACGTAAAACCTCTGGACGACGCCCCCGGTTTCCGACCGGTAGACGAATTCGAAGGGAAGCTTGGCGCCCAGGGCGATGTCGCGCTTCAATTCCGTGACGACGGGAAGGAATTGCTGATTCGGGAAGTCATGCGGGAATTCGACGACCTGTTCCCCGAGCTTCATGAAGGTCTGTTGGACCCCGTCGATCGCGAACGTCATCGGCTTGGGTTCGCCAGTCTGCGACGGCGGTTGCGAATCGTAGCCGACCCCGCGCGGACGGCCCTGTTCATTCTGGACGAAGGGAAGTTGGGCCGACCGATATTTGATATTTAGTTTCGTGAATTCGATGATCTGATCGATGTCGAAGGCGTGTTCGATCGCGTTCTTGAAGACCGTCACGCCATGATACTGTTCGAAGCGGAACGGGTCGTAAAAGTGAATGAACCAGTTCGCCGGAATCCGTTCCTGGAAGACGTAGGCGTTCAGCTTCGGCAACCGCTTATACAGGTCATAATAGACGACCGCCCCGGTCGTTTCGTCGACGATCATTCCGTTGTAATTGGAAGGTCCGATGTTCGCCCCGACCAGGGGATTCCCGATCCGGTCCGCCGAAAAGTAAGCCAACTTCAACGTATCGCCGACATCGATGATCTTGAACCCGCATTCGCCGTCGCGCTTCTTCGTCCGCATGGCGACCCGCGCGATCGTCGCCAGGTCCAGGCGTTGCGAAATGTCCGGGTCCGCGAATTGGGCCTCGAGATAATCGCGGATTTGCTTGTCGGCGTCCGTGTTGCCGGTGTTGGGAAGATAGGTCAGGTCGCCGACGACGAAAGTTTCGAAGTCGCCCAGGATCCCGTCGATGAAGGGGAAGTCTTCCTCGAGCTGGCGGGCCGCGCGGATCAGGACAATCCGTTCGTAAGCCTGCTTGAAGTCTTCCGGCGTGTTCAGGACGTTCGGCGTCGGCCGGTTGCCGTCCGGATTCGCCCCGGCGTAAAGGCGCATTCTTTCCGCCCGCTGTGCGGCGACGGTCAGGAATTCCTTCGTCCGCATCCGGTCCAGGCGCCATTGCCCGGTCAAAAGCGAATAAGCAAGGTCGGTCAGTCTCATGGAAAGCCCAGGGGGTTTGACGGTTGATAGGGACCGGTCTTCGGGCCCTGGTTGAAGTTCGGGGCCGCGCGGACTTCGACGGTCTGAAGACCCAGGTCCATCGTCAGGCCGTTGATCAGGCGGATCAGGTCGCCGACTTCCATCAGGTTCAACCCGTAGCTTTGCGCCGCGGACGACCCTTGCGAAACCCGTCCGGTCAGCCGTTTGACGTATTCCGCTTTGACCTGTTTCAGAAGGTCGGTCTTTTCCGCCGTCGTGAAGGCGCCGAAGTCTAGGACGGGATTTGCCATCATCGAACCGCGGGTTGTCCACTTCCGCGATCCTGGGCCCGGGTCAGAAATTCCCCGGCGGAACCTTCCACCAGTCGCCGTCCATCATCCGATAACCCGTCCGGGCGAACCAGGCCTTCAACAGGTTCCGGTTGTGCCAGTTGGCCGGGTTGCCCGTCTTTTCTTCGGGCTGCTGCCAAAACGAATCATGCTTTTCGTGGTAGATCGCCCCGCAAATTTCGGAACCCTGATACCGCTTGATCAACTGGCGGAAGACTTCGTCCCAATGTTCGCGGCCCAGGATCATGTCGGGGAATTCGGCGCCGTGTTCCTTCCACCATTTGACCGAAAAGAAGAAGGCGTCGCTTCCCGAATACCATTTCCCGCGCGTCATGACTTCGGCTTCGGACACGCAGGGCCGGTCCAGGCGGTCGAAGTCCCATCGATGGGTAAAGGCGGCGCCATGCCGGGGGATCGCCTCGAGGACCCAACCGGTCAGGCCGGGCGTGAAACCGACGTCGGCGTTCGTCAGGGCGATGATGTCCGACGGCCTCCGCGCGGCCCTGATCGCGTGATCGATCAGATCATGGACGAAGGGGACCGGCCGCGAATCGCCGACCATGCGGGAATCGCGATCGGCGACCGACTGGAAGAACCGCCGGGACTTCCATCGGCCGGTCGCGTATTCGATTTCCCAGGAAGCCCGCGCCAGCTTCATCCGGCGGGCCGTGTTGTCGTCCGGCAACTCCGACCGGAAGTCGGCCCAGGTGTGAATGATCTTCGGGCCGAAGCCCGCGTCTTCGGCGTGACGGATCGCTTCGACGATGTCGCGCGAACAGGTCGGGAATTCGTCATAAAAGAACCGGCCGACGTCGTTCGGGTGCCAGGATGAAGCGTGCCATTTCGTCGGGACCCGCCCGTTCAGGCTGATGACGGGGACCCGGCAGGCCCGCGCCAGGTGTTTGATCCCGGTGTCGATCGTGACCAGGCAATGCGCCCGTTCGAACAGTCCCAACAGGTCGAACATGCGGGGCGCCCGGTAGTTCGTCAGGTTGATGACCTTGAACCCGCGGCCCAGGTTCAGGGTCAACAGGGCTTTCAGGCAATAGTCCGCCCCGCCGAAGGGCGATGAATAGCCTTGCGCCGCCAGCAGGACGATCGGCTTCGCCGTCGATCCGGCGAGCTCGCGGACGATCCGGTTTTCCTGGCGACGGTTGCGCCGGTCAAATTCCAAGGGCAGCGATCCCCAGGGAACGTCCGCCCGGGCGCAACGCCAGGACTCGCGAAGGAACGAAGTGCAAAGCCGGGGCACGTTCCATTCGTGACCGTAAATCTGCGGGATGATGACTTCGCCCGGAAGCTGCTTCGCGGTCCAGATCGCCGCCTTGATGTCTTCGAACATCCCCGGCCAAACGAGGGGTTCCGCGTAGGTGATCCCCTGGAACAACTCCGCGTAAGGCGCCGCGATCATGACGCGCGGCCGGATCCCATGCCGTTCGAATTCCCGCTTGACCAGGGGAAGGACATTCAGGATGTCGCCCGCGCGACCCAGTTCGACAAAGGTTTTCGGATTTCTTTTCATGGGGAAGCATCGTAAACGGGCGGATCGAAACTTTTCGCGAATTGGCGGAAGTCTTCGGAACAGAAAAAGCGCCAGGTATGACGCCAGGACCGCACTGATGGCATTCCTCGAGACGCCACGTTGCCGAGCGACGTCGGCCATCGACTGCGGTTCCAGCCCGCAAAGAAACCTGAGCGCAATCATCCTGATTTCAGCCGCGCGGACGGTGCCGGCAGACAGTTGCTCCCGCGGCCGGAATTGCTCCGGCCAAAAAAGGCGCACGGGCTTGCCGTTTTCGAACCCAATTTCAGGGACGGCCGGATTCACGCGACGGCGCCGGTTTGGGACTGTTGCTTGATGAAGGCCAGGACGTCGGCATAGGGGACCAAAACGACGCCCCTTTTCTTGCCCCGGTCGCGGATCCTGATTAGTTTGAAGCAGCCGCGGGCTTCGGCTGCGTAGTACCAAGGACGACTGAAACCGAAGTGCGGATCGACGCCTTTCGTCGGCAGCCGGAAGGTTTCGGGCCGGACCGGGATTTGATCGATGGAAGTCATAACGCTTCCACCATTACCACAAACAAACGGCCTCAAATACGTCCGCGTGCGTTACCGCGGAACCGATTTGCCCTCGAAGGTCAGCCAGTGAAAAGGATCGCCCAAAATCCGCAGGCAATCTCAGCATTTCGAACCCTTGGAGGGCGTTTCACGGTCACGGGCGAAGGTGCCCCCGTCTCTGGTTCGCCAGGGGCGGGGGTTTTTGACGGAACCTGTGCTTGCGTTGCCTATAGCGTTTGCGTAGTTTGGGTCGTATGACCCGAGAGGAATTATTGCTTGCGACCCTGGCTTCGGCCGACGGGGAATTTTCCCCGGTACAAATCCAGAAGACGATGTTCCTGCTGGACAAAAAGGCCGCGTCTATGACGGGCGGTCCGCATTTCAAATTTCGCCCCTACGACTACGGCCCCTTTGACGAATCGATTTATCAGTCACTTTACAAGCTGCGCGACGAGGCCTTGGTGGTGATCAACACGAGTCCTGCGTCGAAGTACCGCGGCTACGGGCTTACGGCGGCAGGCAGAGAGAAAGGCAAAGCGATTCTCGCAGCTCAGAAGCCGGAGGTTTCCGGCTACATCTCGCAGCTTGCCAAATTCGTGCGCGACCTGGGCTTCGCACAGCTAGTCTCCTCGATCTACAAGGCATTCCCGGAGATGAAGGCCAACAGTGTCTTCAGGGAATGACCGCGATCGTAGGAGTTCTTTGCGAGGCTTGTTCTGGAGATTCTTCAGAACCTTTCTTCTGAGATTCTTCTGATGTCCGCCACGAAGCCTGTTTTGCACCATGGCGGAACGTTCCGTCACCATGGCCGAACGTTACGCCATCATGGCCGAACGGGGGCAAGGTGTACGTCGACGGACCGCGCATCCTTGGCGTCGAGATGCCGACAAGACCAAGTTCGGACAGAATCGGCAGAATCCGCTGGATGCTCCTCGTCGAAACTCCGCTCATCCGTTGAATCCAGGCGTGCGTCGTTGCGAATGTCTCGCTCTCTTCGTCGGACGCGATCTCGGTCAGCGCGTCATAAACTGCGAGATTCTTCCAGCAAACAGGCGCCGGACCGCGGGAAGCTGACGCACAGAAGCGGTTGAATGATCATGTCATTCCCTTCGGAAGACGCCCGCCATCAGGCCCAGGACGACCAGCATCGATTCGCAATCGTAAAGGTGATCGGGCCAACCGCCGATCTTCACCCAGGTCAACTTTTCCTGTCCCGTCGGCTGCATCTTCATCGTCTGCCGGTGCGAGTTGATATGATCCGCGTACTCGGGGGCGAAATTCATCAGGTCGGACGGAAGGGCGAACTGTTCCGGGTTGTCCCGCAGCGCCGCCAGCAAATCCTGGACCTTCTCCGATGACCAGAGGTAGTAGACGGCGAAGTCGCGGCCCGCTTCCGGCGTCCCGAAGCCGATGTCGATCGCCCGCGGTTCCGTGAAAAGCATTCGCTGACCGGCATACGGCGACCGGGGACCGTGCAGGAATTCGTCGGTCGGCTGACCCAACATCCCGAACCATTTGAACTTCGCGCATACTTCGTCGACCGTCGTCGGGTCGTAGGCGCGATCGACGACGACCCAGGGCCCCGGCCGTTCCGGGGTCCAGTCCGGGACGCCCAGTTCGCGTTGCTTCGTCCGGATGTCTTCCCATTCGTTCACGCGGCCGCAATCGACCAGGCGGGTCCGGCCGTCCCGGGCGAAGGCGCGGCAGACAAACCAGCGATGGGGGATGTCGCCGTGGGCCCCGCGTTGATTATCGACCGCCATCAGGCGGATCCATTCGTCCTTCCAGGCGCCCGGTTTCAGGATGTCGCCCCGCGCGTAATCCCCCAACTTCAGGGCCGACGAAACGACAATCGGCCGGTCTTCCCAGAATTCCGCGAGTTCCATCTGAACGAATTCCTTCAGGACTTCGGTCGCGAAGATCGACCCCTTCAGGTTCATCCGGACCCAGGGTTCCAGGATTTGCGACCAGGGCCGACGGCCGATCGCGAAGCTGTTGACATGGAAGGAAACGATTTCCGGCGGCGCCGTCGGGTTCATCGGGACGAATTCGCCGTTCTGGTTCAACCGCGCCAGCAGGTCGGGCGACCAGGCCATCTTAAACCCGCAATGGGGATGCTGGCAGTTCACGAAGACCGTCTTCGCGAATTCGGTCAGGTCCAGGGACCCGTCGGCGTGCAGGACCGCCTTCGACAGATCGAACCGGATGTTGCACTTCGGCGACTTCAGGTCGAAGACATACTGGAACAGGCGCCCGCATTGCGGACAGTGATGGGACCATTCGGCCTGCGATCCCGCGCGGAAGTGTTCGTCGATTTCGGTCCCCTTCACGCCCCCGAACGAAATGTTGATGATCTTCCGGGTTTCGCGGTAGGCCCGCAGGCGGTTGTGCATCTGGGCCAACCAGGGCCGGTCCCACAGGGCGACTTCGTCGTTCACCTGGACTTCGAAGGAATCGCTTTGCCGGTTCCCGGCGGTTTCGGCGCCCTGGATGATCAGGTAAGACCCGTCCCGAAAGATGATCCGGCGCCGTTTCTTCTGATGCCGGTTGTCCGAAAACCGTTCCCCGATCTTCGAACAGGCGTTCATCGATTGCTGCCACTTGGTTTCCGAAAACGTGTCCGCCTTGACGTTCGTCGGGAAGTTGAACGCCATCTTCGCGGGCTGATTGCAGGCCCGATGCAGGACCGCGATCTGGGAAGCGAAGGTCTTCCCGGATTCCTGGGGCGGGGCGATGAAGGTGATTTCGCGAACGTAGGGATTCGCGAAGGCGTCCAGCAAGGCCCGGGTCCAGGGCGTGTTTTCGACGGAATAATGGCCCTTGAAGGCTTCGGTCGACTTCAGATCGATGTATTCCGCGGCCCATTGCCAGATCGGGCGCCGGTCGGGTTCGACGAACAGGTCGCGAATGTCCTGCAGGAAGGTTTCCTGGTCCTGGGTCATGACGTCAGGACGTCAGAGGTTTCCCGCCCGCCTTGATCCGCCGGACGATCAGGTCAATCGCCTCCCGGTTCATCGCCTGACATTCGACCCAGGTCTTCCCGACGTAGCGGGGCGGAAGTTCGTCTTCGAACTTTTCCCGAAGCAACGCCTGGACTTCCCCGACCAGCGCAGCCAGGACCGGGATCGCGTCCGCCTTCCGGAAGTAGTCGCCCCGCTTGACCTGCAGGTCGAAGGCCAGGTTTTCGGCTTCGATCCTGGTCTTTTCCGCCCGCCAGTTCTGGGTCGGTTGATCCGCCCCCGCGGTCGGGGCATTCTTCGCGACCCAGGCCGCGACCGCTTCGACGTCGTAACGCCGTTCATCATCCGGCGTCGGCGCCCCGGGAATCGTCAGGTAAGCGTCCAGCGTCGGGCGACTGATGTTCAGCATCAGCGCCAGTTGAAGCTTCCGCGCCTTGACCGGGGTCGCCGCCTGTTGCTCCGCGCGTTCAAGTGCGGCCTGTTCCGCCTTCGTCAGCGTCTTCCCCACCTTCAGCCGGGCCCGAATGTTGTTCAGGTTGTCTTCCTGAAGTTCGGCGATCGTTTTCCTGTGTCCGAAAAGGGCCATGATCTTTGAATGTAAAATTTGCGCCAAGGTGACTCACGAAAAAACAACGGGGCTTCGCGATACCTTCGGCCCGCGCAATTGTAAAAAGATTCCTTAGCCGCGGTATCCCCTAACCCATTTGCTGAAGCCAACCAAGAATCATTTGTTTCGTCCAGACCCCAGGCTTCCGAGTGACGACATGATCCTTGAAGACTTTATATTCGTCCGCCGGTTCGGGCGTCGGCATTTCGTTGCGGTTGTTTCGAATCCAAGTTCGCTGTTCTCCAAGGTCGCGTATGTGTCCTTGGGCGAAGACCCGCTGAATCTGCGGAAAGGTCAGTGATTCGAATTGAATCTTTCGCACAGTCTTTTCATCGGCTTCCATCACTTCGATCCCATCCGTCAAGATCTTCCTTTGTTCAGAGAGCGGACATGCCATCAGCAAACGAACTGCGGGGCCCGTTGCGAGGATCAGGCGTTCGTCGATCTGTGCACGACCTACTCTTTCAAGTCTCCGGATTAACTCGCGATTGATCCCTTGTTTCGCCAGTTCGTCTTTGAAACTTTCCTTTAGATCGATTGCTGCGACCAGGTCTTTTGCGATGGCGACTAGATCAGCGCCGACTTGATTGATTCGAGCGGCAAGTTCTGCCGCGTTAACGATTTTACTGACTGACTGTATTTGTGTTTTCATGAGCAAGTGTCGTTTGAAGCTTCCGTATCGAGGCAATCATTTCGAATTGCCGTTGTGTCGCAGTATACCTTTGATTTTCTGCCCGTTTTTTGTCGGGATGTTTTTCCCTGTATAACCTCATCCGCAATGCTGCTTGTTCGCGATGTTCTGCCCTATATTTTCTTCCCCAAATAAAAAGCCTTTGGGCGTTCTTCTTCCGCCATTTACGCTGTCTTAACCTGATCTGTTCTTGATGTTTTTGCCTCGTTCTTTTGTCCCGCGCTCGCGCTTTTATTCTGCTGCGTTCCCGTAAACTTTCCAATCCACCAATCCATCGTTTTAGTGTTTCGGGATAGATGAACCAAAGTCGCAAGAGATAATCCCATTTCCTGCGTTTGGCTGAAAGCGCATATCCCCTATTTCGGGCTAACATCGCCTCCCGATTCTCTCGATAATAACTGATTCGTTCTTTGCGATGTTTGGCAAGATATTCCCTGTTACGACGCCTCTTATTTTCAATCTGTTGTCGTCGAATTTCCGTCAGCCATTCAACCCACCCATTAAGCAGAAAGGAATTACAAAAGAAGAGATCAAAGAATCGTGCTATCGATCTTTTTCTTTTTTCTTTTGCATTTTCATTCCACCGGGCGACACAGATCGGATTTTCGCGACGAAAGCGGAGCTTGCGTTCATACAGTTCTTTACGATGTTTCAGATAATAAAGATGGCAGCGTTGCCAGTTTTTAGATTGATTGTGGCGCCTTCGCGCATTCGCCCATCGATGTAAGCGATCAAAAAAGACTTCCGGGTTTTCCCGCCATGCTTCCAAGGATCCAATCGATGCAGGAAGATGACCTACCATTTGGACATCGATTATCATGCTGGAATTTGTTTCGATGGACAGTTGGCAAGGGGAAGCGGCTTTTGCAACTCAATAAAGGACCGACAGATTAACATTTCATGAAATCTTAGGACGGCTTCGGCGGATCGATCAGCCCCCAAGTCTGGACGAAGTCGATGACGGGCCGGAAGTCCGCCTTCAGTTGCGCCCGCTCCGCGTCGGTCAGGGCGTTGCCGGGATGGGCGGGGGCGAACGCGCGAAGCCAACTGTCGAAGCGGTTGATGAAGGACAGATGGGATGGGAACCGCGGGACCGGCCGGTTGCCCGGGACCTTCGGATGGACCTTGGTCGGCATGATCCCCAGGGACAGGACGCCGATCCGCTGGATGTTTTCAAACGGCGTCTTCTTTTCGGCGGCGAGCTTCGCCATCTTCATCCAGCGCCAAGCGGTCGTAAACGAAACGTGCTTCGCGAAGTGGGCGTTGAAGTATTCGGTCCAGAATCCGCGTTGCCGCTTGTATCGTTCTTCGATCGCGGCTTTTTCCGCCAGCAACAGGGCGCCGCATTCCAAGGCAGTTTCGACGGAAAACTTCGCGCTTTCGCGGGTCTGCGCCGCCTTGGTCATCGCGCGGGCCGCGAGGGTGATGATCTGTTGCTTTCGGCTTTCGTCGATCGCCGTCGAACTGGCGACCTGAAGTTCAGTTGTCGGTCGTTTCGTTTCCATAAAGTTCCCTTGCCTTATGTCGTTCATGCCGTTCGGTCCGGTCGATGAACCGCTTCTTCATTTCGGCCCAACATTGCGGCGAATTCCGCCGTCCCGCCTGGACCCAGAGCGCGATCAGCGACCGGCGGAAGCCATCGCGCGAAAACCGGATCGAATTGTTAGCGCAGGCGATCGCGATCGTGTGTTCGATCTGTTCGCGCGTCCATTCCGCGGCCCGCGCGTCCAAGGCGAAACAAACCAGGCTGACCGGCTTCTGGTTCAGACGGCCGCGGGCGATCTGGAAGGAAAGCGGTTCACCCTTTCCCAACAGGGCGAAGGCGTCGAAGCGTTGATCAGGATCCGGCATTAGGAAATCAAGCGTTCCCTGACGATTTGCGCCCAGGCTGCGGGCGTCAATTTCGGTTCCGCCTTGATCCGGACCAGCCAATGTTCCGGCGGTTCGAAGATCCGGTTCGTGTCGTCGAACCGGCTGACCTGGATCCGATCAACCCAGATCAGGCGAAACGGCCCTTTCAGAGCAAACGCCGTCCGGCAATCCGCGGTCGGACAGATGAAGTCGGCGATCGCCCAGACGCCCGCGCGGACGGTCATGTCGCACAAGAACCCCATGCGGCGGGCCTGTTCGATCCGATCGGCGGTCGTGAACTTCAGGTCTTTGTTCAGGTTTGCGCGGACTTCGTCGGCGTTCCAGTGAACGGCGCCCAACAGGATCGCGATTTCCCGGGCCAGCGCCGTTTTTCCGGCCCCCGGCAAGCCCATGACCAGAAGCTTCCTGACGCCGTTCATAATTTCTCTTTCAGTTTCGCCCGGATGTCGGTCGCGTGAATTCCTTCGGTTGCCGCGTCCAGGTGGATCAGCTTGTAACCGACTTCCCGCCCGAAATAGACCGTCAGGTCATATCCGGGATCGGACGCGACCAGGATCGCAACGCGGACCGGATTGGGAAAAGCGTGCCGGATCATCAGGCTGATTTCCGTGTGATCAAAGGGATTGTCCGAGCTCGGCGAACCGCCCCGGATCAGGACGACGCAGCGATCGCATTCGCCCAAAATGTGTTCGATGCACTTCCGATGACCATCGTGGAACGGTTGGAAGCGCCCGATGTAAAGTCCGGTTTTCATCGTTTGGATCGTTTGCGATCAGGTTTCCGCCGTGCGTCGCGGTAGTGGGCCCGCGCCAATGTCGACCGGTCGTGAATGCCGCGGACCGGGAACGTCTTTTCAAAGTCATCGCTTAGGTTGTGCGCGGCCGACCGGCCGAAGCCCGCCATCGCGGAGATTTCCTCGAATGCCATCCCGCCGATCAGGTCCGGCCGCAATTTGTGCGTCGCGACCAGGACGCGAAGCCCGATCTGCGCCAGGTTCGTGCCTTCGACGAACCACGCCAGGACCCGGCCGACCGCGGCGGAATAGTCTTCGATCGGGCGGTCGACGGTTGCTTCCTTTTCTTCCAAATCGGAAGCGGGGTCGTGTCCGTCAGACATCGAATCGGGGTCGATCATCGCGCTTCCGTTCGATTCGCAGCGAAAAAACGAATTGTAAAGGACAAACGGTTGCGCCAGCTTCCCGGCCGATGATCATCCACAAGTCCGAACTGCAGATCTTCCCGGCGGGAACGGCGCCGAAGCCGGTCGGCCTGGGCGATGTCGCTTACGCGGTTTTTCATCCCATCGCGAAGGCGATCGACGCGGTCGCCGGGACGAACGTCCAGGGTTGCGGCGGTTGCCAGCAACGGCGCCAAGCCTGGAACGAAGCGGTCCCGGACGTCCGCCATCCGTTCAGCAAAACGGAAGAAAAGAAGTCAGACTGACGATTTGACCGGTTGAATCTTCACCAGCTTGAAGATTTCGACTTCAAGTTTGCCGATAGAACCGAAACCGCCTCCGGTGTGACCGTAACCTTCGACGCGGGCGCCGTCCGGCGTATCGCCCGGGGGCGCATCATCCAGAATTTCAGAAACCGCATCTTTAATGCCTTGCGGCATTGTCGGGTTTTTCTGGACTTCCAACTTCACAGCAAAACGTTCGCCGATTGCTTTGATTGACCAAGACATGATCGTCCTTTCCAGCTAAGGGTTTGATCCGAGTTAACCTCAAAGTTCCAAGCCAAGCGACCGTTGACCAGGCGAACGCGCGAACCAGGGCTGGAACTTTCCCAGGTCGCCATCTCGGGCCGAAACTGCATCCTGATAATCAGCGACAGGGATGATCTTCCCAACCAAGCGTTGAAGCCATCCATGGGTCAGGGGGAAGTCGGCGCCTAGGAATCGCGCGGTTGCGGCCGTATATTGTCCGCGGGTCGACCGGCATCTTTCGATCAAAGCTTCGGTCAGGACGATCTTTTCAATTTCCGGGTTGGAACCCTTGTTTTTCGGAGGGGCGGGACACACTTCACCCATCCGGGGGATGAAGTGGTTTGAAACCGTGGTTTTTCGTTTGGTATGCGGGTTCATTTTACGTTCCGCGCTACGGTACTCCTTTTCGAACGCTTGCCGAAGGAACGCCTTCAGGTCCAAAGGACCAGGAATTAAGCCAGCCGGTAAGTGGTCAGGCTGACGCCGTTTGATCTGTGTCGCCCGCGACGCGGGGTTCGTGACGCCTCCTGGTATTCGCGACCGCCAGGTCAGTCCGAGTCTGCGTGAAAAAAGGGTTTTGATCGGATCGAAGATGGAAATCAGAAAGTCAAATCCAAAAAAGCGACCCCGGAAGCTTAGGTCACTTCCGGGGCCAACTCTTTTTCACCATTTCTCGGACTGTGCTCCCGCGCGTGAAAGCGGGATACGGCAGATAGGAACGAAAGCGACGGCGGTTTCGATGTCAATAGTTATTCCCAGGTTGTCCCCCGACAAAAAAGGCGCCCCAGACGGCTAAATCCGGGGCGCCCCACGCCGAACAGTTGCGCGCCAGCATGACGCCCAACCGTGACAAAGCGGACCGAAAACGGGGGATCGTAAAAAGGCAACGAAAAACCAGACGATCATCGATCATTACATTTGAGGCTTGCAAACCACCGTCGGTTTGATCCATCTTCGGTCAATCCCGGAACGGCTAAGATCTCTACGATCCCGGGCAACACTCAAAAATACCAGCATGAACCCGACAATCGCCCTGGAAGCAGCCCTGTTCGGCTTGTTCGTTTTCCTGGAGGCTGATGGGACCTATTCCGCCCGCTGGATCGATGGATCGACCCGAGGGCATGAAACAGCAACCGCGGCCCTTTTATTCGCCTTTGATCTGATGTCCTAAATCTTTCCGCTCATGAAAACACACATTGTCACAAAAGAACAACTCGACTCCCAAAATCAGTACATCGGCACAACCGATTTGACCGCGTTTGAAGGCAACATCGAAATCGAAATCAATCTCGGGACAGTCTTTTTCGCTGCACTGAGGGCTGTCGGCTATATCTTCGCCAAGGCCGGTTCGGGCATCACGGCCGGTTCGGGCATCGAGGCCGGTTTGGGCATCACGGCCGGTTTGGGCATCACGGCCGGTTCGGGCATCGAGGCCGGTTGTGGCATCACGGCCGGTTCGGGCATCGAGGCCGGTTTGGGCATCACGGCCGGTTTGGGCATCACGGCCGGTTCGGGCATCGAGGCCGGTTGGGGCATCAAGGCCGTTTTGGGCATCAAGGCCGGTTGGGGCATCACGGCCGGTTCGGGCATCGAGGCCGGTTGTGGCATCACGGCCGGTTTGGGCATCAAGGCCGGTTGGGGCATCACGGCCGGTGAGGGCATCACGGCCGGTTCGGGCATCGAGGCCGGTTGTGGCATCACGGCCGGTTGGGGCATCACGGCCGGTTCGGGCATCGAGGCCGGTTTGGGCATCACGGCCGGTTTGGGCATCACGGCCGGTTGGGGCATCACGGCCGGTTCGGGCATCGAGGCCGGTTGTGGCATCACGGCCGGTTTGGGCATCACGGCCGGTGAGGGCATCACGGCCGGTGAGGGCATCACGGCCGGTTCGGGCATTAGCGTTCGCCTGCGGATTTTCGCCGGTCTAATCATGCACCGCTTACCAGAACCCGACGAACTGAAGATCACGTGCAAAAGATTGATTAAAGGTGCGGTGGCCTTCGGAATTCTGGTCGAAACCAAGCCAACGCCGAAGAAGGGAAAGGCCTGCAAGTGAACATTGAAACCCGAATCACGCCCGCCCGCGGTTGCGGTCATCGTAAACCCGGCGGGCTTTACCTGGTTGCCGGGGCGCCGTCCGCCCCTTGTGGAAAGCTTCCCTTGGAACTGTCGGTTTGCCCCTGTTGCGGACAGGGGATCAAGTTTTCCCGGGGCTGGACCTGGGTCGATGCCGATCGGTTGTTCAAAGAAATTCGCTGTCTTCTTCAGGAAGACCTTTGCGGTCATTTCGATCAGCGTTGTCCGGCGGCAACTGGTCTAATGGGCCGCGCGGGTCTGATTTGGGTTGGCGAAAAGTTTTACCCGAAGACATCCGATTTCACGGCGGAAGCGGCGAAGATGGGGATCAGTCGCCGAATCAAGTCGATCCCACACGGCTTCGAACTGGGGAAGACCTGGGTCCTGTTCGCCCATATTCGGGCGATCGTCGTCGAAATCAGTTCGGCGATTCCCGGCGATGATCAGCGCCCCTTTGAAGCAGCGACAAAACCCGGCGTCTTCATGTTCTTCCGGCCGACGGCGATCGAATACGTCGTCAAAGGGACCGAATCCGAAGACGAACTGAGGAAGATCGCCGACCGCGGGATCACCTTGGTCAAAGACATCCTTCCCGCAGGCGAGACAACTGCAACGCCAGCAACCGACGACGAATCATGACGATCTTCAGAGTGTCCGCAATTCCCGTTGATCGATCGACGGGGACCGTGACCTGTCAGCATGTCCCGCCCCTCCATGACCCGCTTCCGAACCAGGCGAAGCTTCTTCTGTTCAACTTCCCCGGTCCCGGCCTGATTCACCTTCGAACCCCGGCGAACGGCCTGGTCCGCGTCGGCCATATCTATGTCGCCGGGACCAGCGAAGTCGATTGCTTCAAACGCCTGGTCGCCGTGTTTGGCAACTGGGCCCCGGAACGGCGGGAATTCCGCCAGGTCGCAAACGCCTTCTGGAATTATCCGATGAACCGGATCAAGCTCGAAGCCGGGGTCTGGATCCTTGCGTCGAAGTCCGGGAAGTTCTATCCCCGAAGGATCGCATGAGACTTCCCACAAATCCCCAGGACGAACCGAAGTTCGTCCGGATCTGCGCCTGGTGCCCGGATTCGAAGCAGAAGACCGCCGAAGCGACTGCGGCGGGCTTCCGGGTCAGTCATACGATCTGCCCGGACTGTCAGGCCCGCGTTCTCCGGGAAATGAAACAGGGCGACGTCGTCGGCCTGGGCCGCGACGCTCTGAAGGGGATCGGGGCCCGTCGCTTGATTGAAATCATCCCGGAAGATCCGCCCGAAGCGGCGCCCCCGCCGAACACGACGATGGGGACGGCAACGGCCGATCATGACGTCGTCAAACTCGTTTTCGGTCCCCCGCCCGGTCCGCCGGAAGCGGACGATGACTGAACTTTCCCATTCTGCCTATGAAACAAACCCCATCGACTGAACCCGTTCGTCCTTCGTCCCGCCTTTGCCGGGACTGCCGCTTCGCGATCAACGCCGGACGCAAGGCCCGTTGTTCCCGCCGAATCAAGAATCCGGCGCCGACCCATCCCCTGACCGGCTTTCCCCGCCAGATCACGGACCTTCGGCCCTTCTGCGAAACCGAACGCGCGGACAATGATTTCGTCGCCGTGATCCGCGGGACTTGCGGTCGCAGCGGCCGGTTCTTCCGCGCGAAGCCGATCGCTGTCATCCCCGCCTCCCCAAACCCTGTCACTCAACCCGAAATCCCGAATGCTCATGAAATCCAAGAAGGAACCGAACAAACAAGTCAATCCCCCGGCGAGTCCCCCACCTGATTCCGAATTCCCGTCCGCCCCGATCGAAGTCGTCAAGGAATCCGAACTGCAGCGAATCGAAACCGTCGAAATCGACCGCCAGATCGCGACGGCGAAGAAGTTTCCCCGGTCGATCGAACTTTTCCACAAAAGCGCGATGACGCTTGCGACGCAGGACGAGGAAATCGCCGAAAGCTGCGTCTACACCCGGCCGGTCGGGACGAAGATCATCAACGGTCGGAAGGTGACGGAATTCGCTTCCGGGATGTCCGTCCGGCTGGCGGAAATCGCCGCGGCCTGTTACGGAAACATCCGGGTTTATGCGATGCTGATCGAAGCGACCCCGCGGTTCGTCCGATGCCGGGGAATGGCGTTCGACGTCGAAGGAAACTTCGCGAGCTCGTCGGAAGCGATCGAATCGACCGTGACCCGGACGGGCCAACCCTATTCGGAACGAATGCGGGCGGTCGTCGCGAAGGCGTGTCTTGCCAAGGCGAGAAGGGACGCGATTTTTCAGGTGATCCCCCGCGGCTTGCTGAAGCCAATCGAAAACCGGGTCCGGGAAGTCCTACTGGGCGATTCGAAGACGATCGCCAAACGCCGGAAGCTGGCGCTGACCTGGGCCGATGAAATGCAGATCGACCGGGCCCGGGTCTTTGCATCCCTGGGGATCGCGGGCGAAGCCGATCTGGGCGTCAAGCAACTGGAAACCCTGACTGGCGTCCGGACCGCGATCCGGGACGGCGACACGACGGTCGACGAAGCGTTTCCGCTCCTTCCTGGGGCCGATGTCAAAAAGGAAGGGGGATCAGTCGGGCGACCCCTATTCGATGACAAGGCGGGGAAAGGACAGGCCCCGGCGGGCCCGCCAGTGGGCGGATCAAAAAGGTCTCAGTCCGGGACGGCTTCGGTCTCGGAAGGGGCAGGCCGCGTCTATTGGCCCGCCGAACGGGAAGCGATCATCACGGACGTCAAAAACAAGCTTCTGGACCTGAATGTCCCGGAGTCGAAGGCGTTCGACTATCTGAAGGGTCTGAACCTGGTCCCCCAGGGCGTTGACGAACTGTTCGCCTGTCCGACGATCGTCCTGGATCTGCTTCGCCCCAACCTTCCTAAACTCGCGCTTCCCCGGTCATCATGACAACAAGTCCGCCCGATGAACGCCGGGGGCTTCCTTCGGCTTCAGAATATCCCCGGATCCATCATTGCCCGGGGTATCTGAACCTGAAGGCGACCCTGACCGCTTTCCCGGACGCGGAAAGCTGGACCCTGTCCGGAAAGCGGATCGCCCAGGCCCTCGAGGGGATCTTAAGGCCCGACGCCCTGACCGATGAAGAACAGGTGACGTTCCGGGCCCTGATCGCTGGTCGCCGGGACATCCTCAACGTCACCCTGGGCGAAGGAACGATCCTGGAAACGCGAAGCGAAGAACGCCTTTGGTTGAAGTCATCAGCGCCGATGACGACTGATGATCCGACCGAAAGATTGATCTTTTCCGGTCGGTTCGACTTTATGGCGAACGTCACCGCCGGGGAAGACTTCGTTATCATCGATGACAAAAGCGGTCGGATTGAAGTCCAGAAGGCGACGGGGAACCTTCAGCTTCGGGCCCTGGCGGTCCTGGTCGTTAAAAACTTCGGCTTCAAGACCGGGTTCGTCGCCGTCAATCAACCCTGGTTCCGCCCGCCCTTTTCGATCTGCTATTATTCGGAAGACGACCTGACGCGGGCCCGCGCGGACCTGTTCGCGGACCTGACCGCGGCTAAAAATCCGGACGCCTTGCGCCATGCCGGGGAATGGTGTCGCTATTGCCCCTGCCGGACGTCCTGTCTGGAAGCCCGGGCCGCGGCGCTGACCCTCGGCGAACTGAACCCGGCCGGAATGCCGGACAACCGGCAGATCGGCGAATTCTTGATCCGGTGCCATGCGTCCGAAGACGTCATCCGGGCGATGAAGGACGAAGCGAAGCGGCGGCTGGCGAAGGGCGAAGCGGTCCCCGGCTGGCGCCTGAAACCGGGCGACGTCAAAACCTTCGTCACGGATCCCGAAACGGTCTTCCAGCGTGCGTTCGAAATCGGGATTTCGAAGGAAGCTTTCCTTCGCGCGGTCATCATCGATCGCGGCCGGTTGCGCCAACTGGTCGTCGAAGCGACTGGGCGCCGGGGCCAATGGGCCGACGCGACGGTCGAATCCCTGCTTCGCGGTTGCATCGATGAAAAGCAGAACGCCCCGGCCCTAGACCGCGACCGCGGTCTGTCCGAACCGCCGTTCCCAAAACCGTCTTCCCCATGAAGAAACCGGTCGTCATCGCCCTTCTGGTCATCGGAAGTCCGGTCATCGTCGCTGCGGGGATCTTGGGATTCGTCTTGGTTGGCTTCGTGATCGGCGTCATTGTCGGGGTCGAACTGGCGATCGCCCTGGGCGACCGGGCCCTTTCTTGGATTCAACGAACCTTCAAATCATCAACATCATGATCGCTTCCCTGACCTTTTCCGATTCGACGATCGCCTGGATGATCGTCGTCCCTGCGTTGCTATTGATCTCCCTGATCCTGTTCGGTCTTGGCTGGCTGAAGGCGGAAACCGAAAACAAGGCGATCCTGGACCGGTCGGCCGATCACGAAGGCGAAATGTTGTCCGATCTGCAGACGATCGCCGTCCTGTTGGATCCGCCGACCAAACCCGACAACATCGAACACGCCCGGAAGATCGCAGCGAAGTATTCGCGACCGTGCGAACTGCTCTAACATGCGCAACGTCTACGCTGACCCGAACTGGTTGCTGTTTTACGAAGGAAACGTCCTTCGATACAAGATGCCGTTCCGAATGCTGAAGATCCGCGTCCGGGCGACCCTGATCGAAAGATGGATCCTGGGCCTGAAAGTCATCTTCCCATGTCCGCACACCTGAAAGGAACCAAACCCCGGCGGCGCCTTGCAGGGGGCCCCCTGGTCGACGTCGCGGTCCTGAAGGACTTCGAAGCCTGGTCCCGCCGGGGCAAAAGCTACGGGGACGCGATTGGCGTCCTTCACGCGATCGCGCGATTGATGAAGATCGATGTCGTCCGTTCGAAACCGGACGCGATCATTTCCGGCGAGCTCCGTTTCGAATTCTATGCGCTGGATCCGGAGCAATGCCCGCCGAAGACGAAACTTTTCCGCCTGACCCCTTTCCGTCCGAAACCCAAACCCAAAAACAAAAAGCCATGTCATCGAATCCGAACCCCGACCCGTCATCGCTGACGATCCAGAAGATCAGGCGAACCCGGACCCATATCTTCATCGCCTACACCCACGGCAACGAAGATCAAACGCTGAAGTCCCGCGAAAACCCGCTTCCATCGTTCAACGAAGCCCTGGACGCCCTGACGTCCTTGGTTTGCGTGATCTGCGCATTGCCCCCGGCCTACGTCGACAAGATGACGGTCGGCGGAATCACGCTTGCCGGGACGATCGACGCCCAACTGATCACGATCATCGCGAAGAAGGATGTCCCGGAAAGCAACCGGCCGTTCAACATCGCGACGCCGCTTCGCCTGTTGTTCGCCCCGGAACCGGTCGAAGGAACCACGCTCGAACCCGGCCCGAAGGCGATCCCGCTTCCGAAACACGCGGTCGCCCTGATCGATCATCTCATCGCAGAGGCGAAGAAATATGTCGCAGGGGAACGGGCGCAAGGTCTGATCAACTTCGACGCCGGGGCCGCGGGCGACGGGGAAGACGAAGAAAAACCCTGAAGCCATGCCGGACGCCCCGAACAAAACCTTCGGTCAACGCTGCGTTGATCGCCTATATGAAGCCCGCGTCAATACGGCGTTGAACCGGGAAGCGATCGCCCGGATCATCGATGAAGAATTCGCCATGACCCGCCCGGACTTCGTCCTGAACCCGGCGACCGGGAAGAAGCAACGGGCGGGCGACAACATCCCGCCGACGCCCGAAGAAGTGACCGCCTACGGGAAGAAGATCGGTTGGCCCATCGACGGCGCCGCGTTCGTCGACCATTACGACGCGATCGGCTGGCGACCGAACGGCGTCCCGATGAAGAATTGGCAATCGAAGCTTCGAATGGCGAAACGCATGGGTTACACCTACGGGGGACCGCGGTCGTCATTCCCCGCGAAGAAGTCCGACCGCCCCGCGTCTGATTACACGAAGTTTTGATCCGTCATGAAATTGCCCCCTTCCCTGTTAAAGTTGATCGGGTTTTGTCAAATGCGGTTCATCATCGTTCTTTCTGATGGTTCAGAGGTTTGGACCCATCATTGGATCAGGCGGAAGGATTTCCCGCTTCTTCCGATGCACACGCCGAAAATCGGAAGCTGTTGGAATGGCAAAATCGTTCGGGAAATTCGATGGGAGAGAATATGACCGACCGACTGAACCTTCCCGTCCCGATCGCCCAGGTCGATCTTCCCCAGGAATTCGGGGGAATTTCCGCCCGGACCCTGGGTTGGCTGAAACATCATCCTGAACATCCGGCGATGCAACAGGTCGACACGGCTTGCGCCAAGTGCGGGAAGCCGATCCGGGCGACCGCGATCTTCGCCAAGGTGACAGCCTGCGATGACTGTTGCGCGAAATATCGGACGGATGAACGCGACGCGAAGTTCCGCGACTACTGGCGCCGCACCTGTCCCCCGGCATTTGAAGAAACCGACGTCAATCATGAAGGCTTCCCGCGGGCCCAGTATGATCTTCTGAAGGACTACCAGGGGACCGAAAACCTGATTTTTCACGGCGACACTGGGACTGGGAAGACGCGACTGGCGATCCTGACCCTTCGCCGGTTGCTGTTCCAGAACGGGACCTTCGTCGGAATCCTTTGGCCCGAAAAGCTGAAGTCCGTCAAGTGGACCCACGACCGCCTTGAAATGGTCGAATCCTGGGGCCGGTTCGACCTGTTGCTTCTGGACGATTCCCTTCTGACCGGGGCCCAGGACGAACGGATCGCCGACTTCCTGAAGGACCTGGTCGACTATCGGGACCGATACAACCGCCGGTTCATCCTGACGACCCAGGTCGGCGGGGACGACGTCGTCGAACAGGCGAAGAAGTTCGGGGACGACATCACGGCCGCGGACAAGAAGCGGATCGAAGCCCTAAACCGGCGGATCCGGGAAGGCGCCCGCGTCATCCCGTTCCCACGGAAGGCGGTCCCCGCGAATGTTGATGAAGGCGAAATCCCCTTCTGATCATGCCGGAAGCTGATCCCCACCCTCGACCGAATCGTTTTGTCGGCCTGGAATGTTCCTTCGATGGGCCCGATGGCAAACGACTATCGGGCTGGATTCTCACCCAAGACTTCATCGGCTACACTGAACGCGGTCGGCTTCCGAACTATCGCCTGAAGGTCCAGGGATCGTCCGGCGCAACCCAGGAAGTCGACCTGGTCGAACAACATATTTCCCTAAAATGAACCACGAACCCGAATCCCCACAAACGCGATCGGAAGCACGCTTCGAACGCGAACGTCTGGCGATCACTTATTTCCGGTTGCATGAATACCCGGAAGGACAGGCCGAAGCGATCGCGCGTCATTACCTTTCGGTTTTTACTGCCGCGCGGACCCTGCAAATGCTTGTCGGATTGCGCGAAGGAGGTCCGCGCCCTGGACTTGAAGAAGCCATCAGGCTCTTCACGAATACGATCAGAAGGGCCCATGCGGGCGATTTGGGGATCGCTTTGGATTGGTCCGCCCCGGTCATCGATTTCGTCGCAACATCGGCAAAAAAGGACATCCCCGAATGAATATCATTGCGATCGACCCGGGGCCCGAGGAATCCGGCTTAGTCTGTTTCGATGGAGCTCGGATCATGCAACACGCCATTCTTCCGAATGCCGAAATCCTGTCATCCCTTACGGCTCTATGTTCCGCGAAGATTCCCAAACTCTTTGTCGGCGAAATGATTGCAAGCTATGGTATGGCCGTAGGTCGGGAAGTCTTTGAGACTTGCCTATTTCTGGGCCGGTGCGTCCAAGTCGCGGCCCAGGCGGGGGCGAAGTGGCGCCTGTTGTACCGCTTGGACGTCAAACGCAATGTTTGCCACGACACGCGGGCAAAGGATTCGAACATCCGTCAGGCCTTGATCGACCGATTCGGGAAGCCGGGGACCAAGAAGGCGCCCGGGGGGACTTACGGGCTGGCGGGCGACGAATGGTCGGCGTTCGCCCTGGCGGTCACGGCCTGGGACCTGATGAACGAAGAACTTCCGTTTGATCCCCTGACCCCGGCCCGCGCGGGGACCGCGACACCCTGTCGATCCGATGTCCCAAGCGTCTAGAATGACCCAGAACCCGGCAGATTTGCCCGCCTTGGCCCGATCAGACGCCCCCGCGATAGATGACGGCGGGGGTCCGCGCCAGGGGCAAAGGAAGCCCGATCCCCATCAGATCATGATTGCGGCCCGCGCGACCCTGATCCCCGAAGCCGAGTCCGGGCTTTGGTCGGTGAAGCGTTGTTTCCTGCCCCGGGCGGTCTTCGTCCCGAAAATGGGATGGGTTCCGACCGGGACCTGGACAACGCTATTTCGTTGGACCCTGTCGACCTTGAACCAGAAGTTCGGGGAAGGCGTCATGAATGACACGCCGAACGAATTGAAAACCCATCTTCAATTCATGATGCAGGCCCGCGGCCGGGTCCTGGTTACGGGTCTTGGTCTGGGTTGCGTCGTCCGGGGCCTATTGGCGAACCCGCGTGTCGATCATGTCGTCGTCATTGAACGGGAAATCGACGTCTTGAAGCTTGTCGGTCCATCCCTGGCGGGTCCCCGCGTGACGATCATCCAGGCTGACGCCCTGACCTGGGTGAAGAAGGCGCCCCGTCGGTTCGATTGCGCATATCATGATTTATGGACTGAAACCGACGAAGGCGAACCGGATCTTCAGATTGTTCACTTGGATCTAATCAATGCCTGTCGCCGGACTGTCCCGATGCAATTCGCCTGGAAGTTCCCGCGGGAATTACGAAGGCTCTGCCGCGACTGTGGCGTGATCTGATCAGTGGGCGACCGCGGCGACGGCCGGATCGTCCGGGAAGCTGACCGACCGGAGCGGACGCCGGACAGAGACGCCCATCTGGGCGAGCAAATGAACCTGGAAGGGCAGCGTGAACGCGGCCGGTTTCGGGAAGATCAGGGCCGGACCCGCCGAATGAATCTTCGACGAAACTTCGTCCAGGGATTGACCGGTCAGGAAGACGACCTGGGTCCCCGGACATTTCGAAAGCTGCTCGCGGTAAATGTCCGCCGAATCGCCGTTCGAAAGCTTGTAATCCAGGAAGACGATGTCGAACTTACGCTTCGTCAGGATCAGCTTCAGATCGGCGCAACTGTTCACGGTGACGATGTCCGCCTGGAAAACCTGCTCGAGCACATCGACCAAGGTTAACAGATCCGGATCGTCCGCGGCGAACAGGACCGACTTCCGGCCGTTTTCGATCAGGATCGTCCGCAACTGGTCAGTCAGGGACGGCGCCGCAACCGCGGCGGGCTGACGCGAGAAAAAGGGAAATCGCGAATTCATGTCAGAGGCTTCCGGCGATGATCCGGAAAAGCGGGACCATTTGCGCCAAGTGAAGAAGGGTCAGGGCGAAGGTCAGGACCGCGACCAGCAAAAGCAAATTGCGGTTGATGACGGTTTGTCGGCAATCCCATTCGACCCGAAGGTCCAGCGTCCGGAACACGTTCAGGACCTTGGCCTGTTTCGGATCGACGCCGACGTCGGGATCGGCCAAGCCTTCCGTGATCCGCGGTTTCAGGTTTTGCCAGTCGGCGTTTGAAAGGATGAAGGGAAGGGCCATCGGGTCAGAGAAGATCGTCAGGAAAGGCGACCCTGTCCACTTCGGCCCGCTACTTTTGGCCCCTCACCCGGTTCGCTTCCGCCAGGGCCGCAGCTTCGCCCCGCTTGATCCAGGGCGTCACCTTTTGCCAGATCCGGACGAAGAACGGCCAAAGGATCGCCGCGAAGCGGGCGCCCAGGATCAGGCCGATCAGAAGAGCGACGAATACAAGAAGCCAAGTCAGGAAGGTCATGATGTTTTAGCGGGGGTTGCGGTTGCGGGGGAAGCCGAAAGGGAGGCAAGGTGATGATGATGATTCGCGAACATGAGGGCCGCGGCCGCGACGACCAGCGCCCCGACCAGGCCCAGACCGGCGCCGATGATCCAGGGATGTTGATCGATGAAGTTTTGGACTTCGCTGACGACGACGCCGATCGCGATCAGGCCCGCCCCGGCGCCCATCAATCCGAAGCCCGCCTTCGGTCCGAACATGGGGACTTGTGCGGCCGTCAACAGGACGACGACCCCGACCGCGAAAAGCAGGGCCCCGAAGCCGAAGAAGATCGCCAGTTGAAGCTTGCGCGTCGCGGAATTCGCTTCGGCGACCCGCCGGTCCGCGTCGGCCTTGACCTGGGCGAATGCCGCGTCGGATTTCTTTTGCGCTTCGGCCTGGGCGTCCTTGATCGCGGCGGCGATCCGATCCGGGACTTTCGCCAGGTCGTCATTCGCGGTCTTCAGGTCGGATTCCGCCTTGTCCGCGCGGGACTTCTGGGCGTCGGCGTCACTTTGGGCCTGATGATATGCCTTCGCGATTTCGTCCGCCTTACCTTCCGCGACGATCCGGGCCCGCTGTTCCGCGGCCAACTGGTCTTCGGTTGTCGGCGGACCGGTCAGGGTTTTGATTAGGACGGTTTCACCCTTCACGCCATCAGTCCGGGGCCCTGGCGGTTGTCCTTGGTTGATCGTGTCGATCGCCCCGGCGCTGGCGGAAACTTTCGA